TGACTAAGTTTGTCACGTTTTAAAGTGAATTTTTTACCGTTAATTATTACGGTGTTTTCTGTGTAAACGTTTCCGCTGGGGGCTGTGTGGGTTTCTGTTTTCATATTTAAAATGGATCTTCGTTAATTCCGTTGTTTGTAATTATATCTAAGGGGCTTGTTAGAAAATTATTATTCTGTTCTAATTCCTTTGGTTTATTAGATTGAATCCAACTATCATGGTTTGGCATCCCTTTGTAATAACGCCCGTTTGTTTTATCCCATGCAAATTGGCAGCATCCAGTTTGTCCCCAATGTTTAAATTTAACCTTTTGAATATAAACCTCAGTAGTAAAGTTTTCATAATCTCTATAAACTGTTATTCCATTTGCAGCTTTATTGTAAAAGTTAGCAGAGCCACTTATCGAATAAAGGTTTGGTATTTCAAATTTGCCACTTGCTTTGTCTTTTTGTATCTTAGTAGGATGAGCAACTAAAAAACAATGTACACTATTCTTTTCACAAAACGTAACTATTTTATCTAACTGCTCACTAATATATTTAGTTTCATTTGTTGAGTAGTTATGTTCTAATTTATTCCAAGCATCAATAACAAAAGCCTTAACCCCTTTTTTACGGACTAGACTTTTAACGGCTGTTAAAATGTTTTCAAGTGTAAAATTTTCAGCAGGATTAACAAAGTAAAACACGTCTTTTAAATATTCAATGGTGGCTCTAAGATCTAAAGGTGACATTCTATTTTGACCATCAAACGGTTTACCTATAACCTTTTCAGCTAGTTTACTAAAATGTAATTGCAATGGATGGTTTTCAGGTGAGTACAAAGCAAACTTCCAATCGTGTGAAATATTTAAACGGCACATTAAAAAGTCTAAAAACTCACTTTTGCCATGCCCAGGTATTCCAGTTATAACAGTTAGATAGCCAGGTTGAAACTTTAAAAACATATCAAACTCATGCATTCCAATACCAAAGCCACTTGGCAAACCATTATTGTAATAGTCCCAAATATCATTTTGAATATCAATAGCGTTAAAAACACCCTCAATAGGATATTCTTTTGCGGCTTCAACTGATTCAGTAACACCAATAATTCCGTATTTAATTAGGCAGTCGTTGGCATCTTTACAATCTTTAAAAGTAATGGTACTGCAATTTTCGTAACCTAAACGTCTGGCTAATTCATCCTTTAAACGGTTACCTACCTTGTCATTATCTAAAGCCAATAAAAATTTACAGTCTTCTACAAAATAATCTATGCAATTATCTAAGTAGTCCATGTTAATTTTGCCTTTATCGTTGCAACCGTTTGGAACTGATATAACGTTTTTATAACCACTTTGAGCCATTGCTAACACATCCATTTCACCCTCAACAATTATTATAACATTATTGTTAATTGTGGCATCTAGGTTGTAAAATATCATTTCACCATCTTTGAAAAGTTTAAAGTGTTTAGCACCATCTCGATATTTAACATTTACAAGTTCACCAAACTTAAAGTAATTAAACTGTATTGTGTTAACAGTTGTTTGTGTTTGTGGCATCCATTCAAGCCCCTCAGTAACTTTAAATTCGTTTAATGTGCTTTGTGTTATCTTTCTACTTTCAAACCATTTAACGGCATTATTTGATAATTCTGTTTTATTTTTCCAAACTGGCTTTTTGTACTCGGTTTGTTTAATTTCGATCGGTTTATCTTCTTTGGCTACTAAAACAATACCACAATGGTTACAGCGACCTGCATTTTTATTAAGGTTAAAGCTAAAGCATTTTAACGTTTTCTTTTTACGGTTAGGTGAGCATTCAGGACAAGTCATTTGATTTTCACCGTTTTTGGTTACTTCAATTTCGTATTCCTTTTTGTCTGCTAAGTTTATAACTATCATTAGTATACCATTTTTAAGGGTGCGTTTAAATCTTTAGGTGGATTTTTAACAATCCAATTTTTAAAATGAGATACAAATTTTTGATAGGTTGGATATTCAAGTTCGGCTACTTTTCTAAACTCAGGTATTTTAACATTCCTAACTTGGTTTATATCAAATTTATTGTTGATGCAAATTGTTTCAAGTTGGCTGGAATTTTCTAAATCTTTAAACCATATATTAATTATATCTTTTACATTAACATTATCAGTTACATTAACAGTTACATTAACATTATCATTTACAGCTAAGTTTGCTAACTCTTGCTTACCTTTGCTAGCTTTTGCTAGACCTCCTAATTTACCAGCATCTCGTCTTTTGTCAATAACTGATTCCCAATGCTTTAGGTCTCTTTTAAGTTGCAATTTAATTGGTTCAAAAGCTATTTGAATAAGTCTATCATCTGTTTTTGGGTTTAAGTCGTTAACATAAGCTAGCAAATGCTTAATTAGCTTACCACTTTCTTCATCTGTTAAATTTGAAAAAACGTGTATAATATCTGTGTAAAGTACAAATGATTTTTTATTCTCTGCCATATTTTTTAAATGTAAAAAGCCCAAAACTTTGTGCTGGAAGACACGCAGAATTGAGCTTTTCGAGTAATGTTTTATAATCGTTGCTTCCAGACAACGCACAAATATACAACATTAAATTGTAATATCCTAATTTATTTTATGTTATTTTTAATCTCAATATTGATATTATGATAAATATCAGTAATTGAATTTAAGTATTCCTCATCGATCATATTTCTACTTTCCATTTCTTCTAAAAGTTTAAATCCTTGTTTCTGCCAAATGTTAAACTCCTGCTTAACTTTTTGTTTATACTGGTTTGTAAGTACAGTAGATTGCTCTACCGTACTTTTTAACAAAGCCATTAATATATGGGTTTCTGCTTTCATTATAATAATGTTAAAATTGTGTTTTTTTCTTCAGCAAAAGCCTTATGATTACTTGCATTTATTTTAAAGTAACTTTCTTTTAATTCAATGCTAATACTTTTACGATTCATTTTAATAGCAGAACACCCCTCGCTACCAATACCACCAAACGGACTTAAAACAGTTTCTCCTTCATTAGAATATAAATGTAATATTCTTTCAATAGTGTCTAATTGTAAAGGACAAATATGCTTTTCATCATTACCATCACGACCAGAACGATATTGTAAAGTTCTTGAATAATCAATATCATACCAAACTGGACTAGCATATTTCTGCCATAAATCAACTGGCAAATAATCAAGTCTAGTTTCATCTTTATCTTGGTGAGTTATTGGAGTTTCATTTTCACCTTCATTTCTAAAAAACAAAATATAATCAGGAATACCAACTCTAGTCATAACACTATCTTTTTTAATTGTTTTATGTAATAAACCTAGAGCCTTAGTTCTTTGCATTTCAGTTACTGGATTTTTCCAAACGGTTACCTTTGAATGATAAATAAAACCTTCATTTTGAAACCAATTTATAAGCATTCCGCTAAAATCTCTTAATCCAATGTATCCTTCTTTACCTTTTTGAATAGGTAAATCCATACAATGAATGGCACAAATACGACCTGCCTTTAATGTTCTTTTAATCTCTGGTATTAAATATTTAAAGTGTTGCTCAAATTGTTTATAATTTGATACATTGCCCATATCCTCCTCCTTATCTGAATACACATAAAGCTCTGCAAATGGAGGGCTAAAAACAACTATATCAGCACAATTATCTGGTAGGTTTTTAGTTTCTTGTACACAATCGCCATTTATTAAATGGTAGTTTTCTGTTTTGATTTCTTTATTCATAATTTTAACTTTTGATTTTGCTGTTTTATAATTTGATTCACTTGAATATTTAGCCATTTCTTTGATTCTTTCAAAGTGTTGCTTTTCCTTTTCTAAAATAGTATTTCTTACATTTGTTTGAGATTCAGGAATAAGTATATGAACAGTTACTTTGTTTTTTTGACCGAAACGATAGCAACGTCTAACTGCTTGATAAAAGGCTTCAAACTTAAAATCATAAGACATGAAAACCATTGTATCACATTGCTGGTAGTTCATTCCAAATGAAGCTATACTTGTTTTAGTTACCAATGTTTTAAATTCATTATTTGCAAATCCATTTAAGTGTTTTGCTTTATACTCTGGGCTATCTGAGCCTTGAACATTAATACTATTAACTAGTCTTTTTGATATTAAATCAGTTTCATTATTTTTAAGTCCCCAAACAATACATTGTTTATCTAAACTATTTACAATTTCAATAGCCTTTTCTAAACGTAAATCAAATGAACGGTTTAAGTCTTTATGTAAATCAGTAGCAGAAACAGCAACATCACCAAATAAGTTTTCAGATAAATTATCTACTTTTATTATATGTTCAATATATTCTATTTCAGGTAAAACATATCCTTTATTGCAAAAACCTAAACTAGAAGGTGTATCAATAGCCATTGACCAGCTACTTACATATTTCCAAAAAGCATCTTTTGCGTGTTTTCTTAATCTCCATTTAGAAGTTTCACCACCATCATGAACAAAAAACATTGCTAACATTTCTAAATAACTCATGCCGCCTAAAAACTCACTATGCTGCCCTAATTCCATATGGTCGTTTGGGCTTGGTGTTGCTGTGCAAGCTAATTTATAAGGAGTGCTTTTAAATGATTCTAAAATTAAACTAGATATTTTACCATCACGACCTTTTAAAATACTAGATTCATCTAAAACAATCCCGCTAAAAATAGAACATTCTATATTTTTTAACTGGTCATAATTGCAAATAACAATAGCACTTGAGCCTTTTAATGGAGGTGATTCAAAGTTATATTTTTCAATTTCAATACCAAACTTTATACCCTCTCTAATTGTTTGCTCAACAATAGCTAATGGTGCTAAAATTAATACCGGGTTATTAGTATGGTTTACAACTTGTTTAGCCCATTCTAATTGAGAGAATGTTTTACCCAAACCACAATCAAAGAAAAAAGCAAACCTGCCTTTAAATAAAGCGGTCTTAATTCCATACTTTTGAAAATCTTTTAAATCCTTATTCAAATCGGATTCGTTAAGTTCAAAGCCACTTTCAATAAAAGTTTTACGCTTCGTGTCTAAAAATTCTTTATATTCCATAAAATTAAAAAGCCCGAATAACTCCTTGAAGGTCTCACGTTCAATTCATTATCCGAGCTAGTTTTAAGTTCGTTTTGTTACCGTTTATTTTGAGACCGTAACTTGCGGCAAAGTAAAACAATTAATTTTTAATTTCAACTATCTCAAAGCAAATAAATTCATTATTTTTCTTAACTATCTGTTTTTCAATATGTAAAATTTCAATATGCTTATCATTTATGCCATACTTTTTTTGCAAAATATCTAAAAATGGCTTTAAAATATTATCAATATCACTTGCTTTATTGCTAAAACCTACTATTAAATTAAGCCTGTAAGGTGGCTCAACTATCTTAATCTTAGG